CCCAAACCTACAACAAAAGGGTGTCCCCGATTTATATTCCGCCTAGGGACGGTTGCTTGCGGTGCCCAGGATTGCCAATCCTATGTGGGCCTTCTCCTTACGGAGAGAAAAGACCCCATAGCGTTTCCGCTAAGGGGTCCCATGTAACCCTATATACCCTTCCAAGTAAGCAGTGTGGGTCAGTTACCCCTTACTTGTTAGCCCATTGCCGTTGAAACTGGCATAGTTTTCTATGGATGTTTCAAGTCCATAGGTGCCACGGCTGGTGTCAGTCGGGACCCCCCGTGTTGCCACGGGGACGCACTAGGCTTAACCAGTTTATACTCCCCTAGTGGAGTCCAGACTCAGGTCGTCTGGGGAACCTCAACGGGCTGCTGGGGAGCCCGAAGCGCCTTGAGCTCCTCAAGAGCATTGGCGCGGGTCTGAGGCTTGGCTGCGGGGTTCATGATGATCCCCTTGAGGACAGCCTCAGAACGGGCACCCTTGGCACCCTTGATGTTCACACGGATGCCAAGAGCACGCAGGGCCTCAACGCCCTCACTGACCTCGATTCCCGACATGGGAACCTCCTTGTAAAGAGATGGTGGAGATGACAAACGTTGTCAGTGACCACACATCACATCACGATCTTCTGCCTAGTGCAGCGAGTTAGCGAGTCTGCACGGGATCTCGGGTGAGGTAGGTTCACGCGCTGGGGGAGTGGTACCTTAGGGAAAAGAGCAGGGCGTCCCAAAGGGACACCCAAATTGCCGTTAAACGGCGTATAAGCCCCTTAGGGACGTCCTAACCTTAGGGTATCCAGACGTACCCCTAGGGGTAAAGAACGCCTCAGGGCGAATTGTAGGCCCTCAGGTGATGATAGTGACCCAACGGGCCACCCAACGGGCACTGTACAACCTTAGGACTGTGCAACGGGGAGTCCCCGAAGGGGATAGACCCCGCAAGGCGGGATGTCCTTAGGGAAATTAGACTGAATCTATAGGTTAGGTTAATCAGACGCACACCTCCTCATAGCCAGCCTTGAACCGAGTGAGGCGGGCAGACATGCCCTCCTCCGTCTTGAACTCGTGTGAACCGTGGTTCCACATGTACCAGAACATCTTCCTGGCCTCCTCGACCCCATCCCTCTTGGGGCCAACGAACTTCTTCAGGTTCGTCGGGTCACCCTCAGGCCAGATGGTAGCCTGACACCAGCACTGGGATCCATCCCAGACCTGGATGACTTGCTGGCAGAAGTAGACCTTGGGACGGTCGATCTTCTCCACCTTGTACTCCGTGTTCCCGTCCCGCAGGAACTTGTTCAGTTCTGCGGTGTTGGCGAAGGAAACCAGCACCTCCGTGCTGAACTGCTTGACCAACTGGACAGATCCAGTTGCGCTGCCCACCATGTGGCGGGCAACGACGGTGAACTTTCGCTTGGGATTAGCGACGTGAGCGATGCGAACCATAAACATTGGATGATCCTCCTTTGGATCGTATAGTTTAGCCCAGGTGGTACTGGGCACCGTCGATGTCAATGGGCTTCCATCCCGTGGGCCAGACCTTCCTGGGCACCTCAAGGTCATACTTGGTCATCGTCTCAAAGAACATGGACTGCTCCCGATCCAGCCAGAGACGCCTAGCTGTCCTCTTCCACATAGGACCGATCTCCTCAAAGTGAGACACCGAGGCACCAGTCGAGTCATGGATGGGAGCAATGGGCTCCATGAACTCCTCGTAGGACTCGATGATCATAGAACCCATCTGGCAACCATCCGCCGAGTGGATGAAGATAGGAGCCACCGCAGAGGCATCAGCCTTGCGGATCATGGGCATGTAGCTAAACTGAAGCTTCTTATCGTTCTGGTCACGCATGGTGAGCCTGACCTTCTTAGCCTTGGGATCAGGCTTCCACCCAGCGTTCTTAAGGGTATCCCCATTGGGGAGAGTCCACTCAAAGAAGCCGCCGCGATCAAGGGCAACCTGATTGGCTTCCTTGAACATACGCAGCGCAGACTGAAGCTTAGGCGAGATCGCCATCAGGGCGCTGTAGTAACCCTTAGAGATCGTACTCGACTGCTCCACGGCAAGTCGCCAATCCTTCAGGTTGGTGAAGTAGACGATGTTGTCCTCGTTGAACCTACCCTTGGGCAGAGACTCAAGGGAGTTGGTGATGTACACCCCATCCGTGTCGAGGTACTGGAACTCATCCTCACGGGGATTAGCCAGGATCAGGCCACGAGCAAGGCTTTTGGCGGCTGCACCATAGCCAATGCGGAGGACGAAGAACTTACCAGACTTCCTATCCAGGAAGTAGGCATAGGTATCTCCGTCCACAAAGTTCTTGGACATCTCTCCCGCTGCGGTATACAGATCCTGCTTGGGACCACCCGTGAGGTTGGTCAGGATCGCCAAGTTACGGCAACCCAACTCCATCGCATTGTGCTGGAAGCCAGAGCAAGTCTGGTCCTGCTGGACGATGTACGAAGACTCTCCCGTTGCCATGAGATCATGGAGAGCCAGGGCAGCAGCGTAGGTGCAGACGGGCTTCTTGCCCTTGAGTCCAAACGAATTGGTAAAGGCAAGGCTAGGAGTAGCCACAACCAACTTGTAGTTGGTCATGTTGACCCCGTACTCGTCGTTGAGGATGTCGGCAATCTTGTGGATTGCAGACTTGTTCTTCACCTTGAACTTGGAGGCAAAGTGAACCAGACCGCGCTGAGCATCGTTACCCTGCGGAGACAGGGGATTCATACCCTGGTAGTATCGACGCTGATCGGGGATAGCAGTCTTGCAGACAAACTCCCCATCAGGGTACTGGGCAAGGTACTCCTTGACCCGTCCCATCATGGTGCCGATCTTGTCGCACTCCCGATCTCCATCCATGTACTTCCAGTAGGAACGGTTGTCCTCAATGAACTTGAGGACACGCGGTTCAATCCTGTAGCGAACCCTCTGCAAGATGTTCAACACCTTGCACTGGAACTGCGTCAGGATGGCATCGGGCACCCAGTCCTCGCACTCGCGGAGGATCTTGGTCATGGCCTTCGGACGACCCACGAACACGATGTCCTCCCCGCTCTCCTCGTCCCTGATCTTGGTGACCTTGAGCTCGCCCGAGTCGATGACGTGCTGGAGCACGTCCTTCGCCTGGAGCGGATCATCGCAGAGGCGGGTGGCGAGGTTGATCGCCATGTGGATCCTCATGGAGGATCCGATGCGGGCGGTGATGGGAGCGATGAACGTATCAAGGTTCTTCATGGGGAACCTATCCAATCTGGGGACTATGCCCCAAGCTGTCAGTGTGATCTGAACCCCAGATCACTTAGGGTTGACTGCTACAAAGCCGCAGTCATTGGCTAAGTCCCAAGCTGGCCGTCAAGCCAGCCTGGGAGCGAATCACTTGATGAGGCCCATGAGGCGCATCATCTCACGGTCGATGGCCTTGCGGTCGTTGCCGATGGCCGCAATCTTCTCTCCGTGCTCGCACTGCTCCACGGTGGCGTAGAGCTGGATCTCCTCCTTGATCTCCGAGAGGACCGTCTTCATGACGGTCTGGCTGCCCTCGCGGGCAGTGGACAGGGTGAAGGTGCGGGTGTTGTTGACGATACGAACGCTGATCTTCATTGCTGACTCCTATAGAAAATCCAGTCAACGCGACTGGGGTTAGGCCATGTTCAACTGCACAACGGGATGCTACGACAACGGAGTGGCTAGCAAGCTCGCCTCATCGCAGCTCGGGACGCATCGTGCAGTATGGATAAATCGTTTATCCATTCCCAATCCTTTATCCTTGCCTTGCGGCAGATTGGGGTGCTCTCTTACTTACTCCTACCACCAGAGAGCAAGGTGGTTGCTGTGTCGGCACAGCCGAAAGCTCTCTCCTAGGGACCTACCTAGGAGAGAGCGACGGTAGTGCCGTCAGTCGCGCTTGATGGCACGGATAGAGTGAAGAAGTTCAAACTTCTTCACGCGACCGAAATATCCGTTCTCGGGAATACCATCGACCCAGTACTGGAGGAGTAGAGTCGCGCCCGTGCGCTTGAGCACACGCTTGTGATACCCCGTGATGAGGTTATTTTTTTGGCCGTACTTTAGGGTGGCGCGCTTAAATGCGCGAGCTCCACCCTGACCGAGGTAGGTGACGACTCCGTCGTCCCACTCTTGGAAGATGAGCATGTGCTCATCCTTTCTGCCACATTGTGGCAAACAACCTATGTTCCGCATAGGTACGGTGTTAGCAACGGCTAACATCCCCGCCCCCTTGCCGTAGCAAAGGAGCGGGGTGTTGGTCGTTGGTGGTGAATTAGAGCTTGATAGCTCCTTCACCTTCCATTCCCAGCCAGACTTCCACGTCACCACGCCGCACGGTCTTCACCGCGCGAGCGTACTCGTGGGCCTCCTTCCAGCTGGTGAAGCGGTGCGTTTCGACGTGGATCCCATTCCGCTCGACAGTGACGTAGTAGAGCATGTGCTCTCCTCGTTAAATTGCCTGTGATCTGCACAAGCACAGTGTTAGCAACAGCTAACATCCCCATGCTCTCCCCGAAGGGAGAGCACGGAGTGTTGGTTGTTGGATTACTTGAAGAGACTCTTCATGTAGTTCTCAAAAGCAATTTCCTCCATCTCCGCGAAGGTCCTGGTCCTGACCTTGTTGTTGTAGATCTGCTCCATCGTCATCTTGCAGATGATGGTGCGGACGTCCAGCCAGTAGTTGGTGGCAGACATGTACACCTTCTTCAACTCCTCGTGGTAGATGTTGTTGGACTTCTGGAGATCAGCCAGGTAGTTCAGGTGGAAGTGGAGCTCATCCCTGAGCTCCTTGTTCTCCTTCAGCAACCTCTTCTGCTCCCTCTCCATCGTGTCGATCTCCTTGTGGAGCTTGCCCACGATGCTGGTGTACACCAGCATGATGGTGGCGAGGAAGATGCTGACGAAGATGGCGATGACGATGATGAAGCTGTCCATGACTAACAGTCCTGTGCCACTAAGTGGCAACGAGTTTTTGCCCTAGCCGCTACGCATGTAGCAGTCACTAGAGCAAGAGGGGGATAAGGGGGGTTAGATCGCCCGATAAACCACTCTTAGCCCCTCAGAAATTTCTGACCCCTAAGTCGATTTTACAGCATACCCTTAGGAGGAGCATATGGAGTAGAACCTAGAGTTTTAAGGCTTACAGTTTTATTCTCTATTTCTGGAGTATTGTAACTGTAGTTTTCTACTTGAGGTTGTGGCTTTGGTCTTGGCTTAATATTTGGTTTACTAAGTTTCTTAGCCTCTTCCATTGTTTTCTGAATTTGGGGTGTCATGCTTTGTGAACTTAAATATTCTCCTGTTGGTGTTCGTTTATCACTGAGGTTATATTCTCCGTGCTTAAACATATTTCTAATGGCTTGTTCTCGGATAAAGTCATCGGATACGGCATGGATCTTATCTAATACATAGCTACTACGAGATCTATTTCCAGTACGTCTACCACTATAGTTTAAATCACCAAAGGACTGCATAAGTAACATCTTAACTAGTGTACTACTTAGTACTGGAATGACACGACCAAATACATTATAAGTAGCCATCATTGGACTTGTCTTAGGTACATCTCCCATAGCATAAGCAGTCCATCCTTGTAATGCTCTTACAATATTTCTAATATCGTATCCTAGAGCATTTTCTGCAATAGATGATATCAGTTGTTCTTGCTTACCTGTAGTCAATACTTGGACAACATTCTGAAGACCAAACCCAAGTAAGTTATTACTAAAGATAGGATACTTCATGACTAATCTTACAAACTCTCTATAATTTATTTCTCGTTGTTCAAGGGCTTTCTTTAGCTTTTCATAATTATAGTATCCACTTGCTAGGGATAGAATAATGTTATAGCTCATATCAGCAAGAGAATAAACAACCAATTCAAATGCAAATTGCATTCCAGGAGTAATAGAACCTCTTCTCATAAGGAACTGTGCTGTATACAGTCCAGGATAAGATTTATAGAAGTTTAGTACTGCGTGTTGAGCCGTAGCACTTGCGGTTCCATCAAGTGGATGGTTTAATACCATTGCCATGTTTGCATATGATTTCATTGCTTTCATCATAGCTGTTCTAGCGGCTTGGGTAGAAGACTTCGTAATAACCGAAGTACCAAAGGTATCTGATGATGCTCTTTCAAGATCATATTCTAAATCAAAGAAAGACATCATTGGAATTGTTCCACGATCTAACTTATTCTTAGACATAAGGTATTCAATTGTTTCTAGTACACCTGTCTTGATTTCTCTACCAGCTGGACCCTTGGTTACGGTTTCCTCAAACAATCCTGCACGAACAAAAGCCAGTAATACTTCGATATTATACTTAACTCCAGAATCCTTAATTACTTCTCGTAGTACAGCATTACTTGGATTTGGATTATTTCTTAGTATCTTATTTACTGAATCTCTTAGTTTATAAAGATTTCTATTTTGAATATCTTTGGCAATTCTTCTGTTTGCTTGATTTTCTGTAGCTACTCTAATAGCCTTCATTGCTGAAGATTGTGATCTACTGTTCCAAGCTAGGAATCTTTCCCAACTACTCATACGATCAATCATTTCTGAACTTAATCCATCTGAGGTTAGTTTTCCAGGTAACATTGGACTATAGATTTCTTCAAATAACCATAGACAATTTTGTGCAATATTACGAACCTTAGGTGGATCAACATTAAATAGTCCAACCTTACCATCTCTAATACGAACAATATCTCCAACTGAGTTGGTAATAAATGATCCTACGTTTTGGTCAATAGCATCTAATAGGAACTTAAGTGGATTATCTCCTCGGATAGCTCCACCAATTGCTCCCATTGCTCCTTCTACAGCCCAAGTAGCTAATGGGATATTAGGACCAAAGGCTAATTGAGTTGCTGCTCTACCACCACGAAGCAAGAAGTCATGAACTGGATTGAATGAATCTCTAGTTCCTAGGGTTCCTCTTGCATCCTTATTTGCATTCTCTAGTCTTTCTAAACTAGCCTTTAATAAAGATTTTCTTTCATCATCTTTAGTTCTTTCATCAAGATTAACAATACCATAGATTTTACTTGATGGCTCAGCAGAATCAACAATTCCCTTAGCCATAGAAATAACTTGTTGAATTGAAAAGTTAAAACCTTGAATTCCAAATGTTTGTTCAGTTAGGATTCTTTGTAGTGCATCATATCCAACACCACGGAGTAAGCTAAGTCCAATTGAATCAATATCTCCATCAAACATAGCACGGGCTGCATCTAAATCTGCTTTAAGTGTTGGATCGTTTTCTAAGAAGATATCTTCACTGGTTAAGAAAGGACTTCTTGTATCGAATAGATATGCAGTAGCTCCTAGTTTACCTAAGAACTCATAAGTAAGTGCATCTATAGGAGAACTTTCTGGTTTAAAGTCAGCTGTATATTGTGAGTCACCCATGTAGAATCCAAAATCAGATTCTATTAGATACTTGAATCTTGTCCCAGTTAATGCATTATTAGCATTATTAACAACAATATTTCTATATTGCTTTAGGATAAGATCCATATCTTCTCGACTGACGCCAGTAAAAGCTTCAGTAAATGTTGTTTCGTGTTCTCTAGTTCTATAGATAAAGTTACGGTATTGCTCTTGAACCTTAGTATCTGTTTTACCAGATGTTTCCATGAATTGAGTAGCAGCAGTTGATTTACTAGTAATTCCGTTATCAGTTGCATACTTTTCAATTGCACGATTTATCATCAGTTTCATAATAGCTTCGTGTGCTGTATTTGCAATAGCAGTTGGATCAGCTAAGAATTTATCGTACATAGCAGCAAACTCTGCTTGTTCCGTAATAGGCAAATCTGGATTTAATAGCATACCACCAAGATATGCAATATAAGGACTAACTACAGCATTCTCTAAACCGTTATCTAGTCTTCTTAGAGTTTTATTCTTAATTAGATTTCTAATCGCATCAAAACCTTTGCTTCGTTCTTCTTTGCTAAGTAATCTAGAGTCTTTTAGTTTTAAACCAACTTTATCTAGGAACTTAACTGAACCTGGTTTTTTAATTCTAGCGTTAACAAGTTCTTCACCTAAACGAGTATGCCAAAGTTGATATGCTTTTGTAATATTTTGAACTGCTGAGATTTCATTTGCATCGGTAACAGTTAATGGTAGTTTTTGTAAACTACGAATTACATTTAGATTGATTCTTTCTCGTGCATCTAGATTGGTAAAGTTTCTAGCTACAATACTTGTATGGTGACGGAGATTTCCCATGTAACCATCAAAAGCAAGTTTATTAGCCATAAATCCACCGCTTGTGGATGAAGGTAGATAAGTACTTTGAGTTGTTACAGTCCAGTTATCAATTAAATCTGAAATTAAAACAATAAGTGCTTCAGGACTATTATAAGTCAGATTGGTTTGATTGAATCCCTGTAATAGATAGTTTTGGAATAGTCTAGTAATCTTATCACTTTCATCTGGCATAATTCTAAGTAGACCACCGATAGTATCAGCATTATCTACACGACGACCTCTCGCCATACTCCAGTTATTTAAACCCTCTGCAAATAAAGCTCTAGTGGTTAGGTCTGGTCTTGTTCTTTGGATAATTCTTCCATCAACTCTAGTTACATTCTGTAGTTCAGTTTGAATTTCACTTTCTCTCATATCAAGAGTTGAAATTGGATTGATTTTAGGATCTCGTAGTCTTGTTCTAATTTCTCCAAGTTCTGTTGAAAGACTTGCTTGAGTAGCAGCATCTAAAGTTTCTGCTTCTAATCTTCTTTCAATTGCAACTTGTCTTTGCTGTAAACTTAATACGTTTGCTTTTTGTTCTGGTGTTAATACAGAATCTGTTGTTCTATAATTAGCAAAAGCATTAAATTCCATATCTGCGTTACCAACATCTATCCTACCAGCAGGAACACTGGTAAATATTAGATTTTGAATAACTGAATTAGCTACTCCATATACCTCACCATAGTATTGATCATTTTGTAGTTGAGTGAATTTAATATGTGCTCGTTTAGCAATATACTTAATATTATTAAATGCTCTATTCCACCAATTTCTAGCATTGTTTACAGCTTCGTACTTAGATTCTAAATAAGTTAGAACATCCGCTCTATAGACTGTTTCTTGTAATAGAATCATTGCTCCATAGTGAGCAAGGAACTCTTCTACATTTTTGGTTGCATAGTCAACATCTTTTTCAAGGAGATCATATGGTTTGTTTAGGTTCATAGCCAATAACATTTCCTTAATCATTGGCTTGGCTCTCTTTGTACTAAAAGCACCCATCATTCTCTTAAAGTCATGACTGTTAATGTCCATATACTTAATACGGGCAATGTGGACTAATTCTTCTGCAAACTTTAGTAGTATCTCGTTTTCAGGTGTAACTTTCATTGCATTTATATTTAAGCCAATTGAGTACTTATTATTCTTTTTGGCTGCAATTGCAAATTCATGTGGACCCATATCATCTCTGGATTCTAGATTTAAATCTTCTAGAATACCTCTATTGTTCATTGCTAGGGTACCAATCATAATTAACTTCATGTCCATAGTTCTTTGAGAGATTATTTCTTGAGTAACTAATCCTTGAAGTTGATTTACAATATTCTCACCTGTATTACCAAAAGCCTCAATAAACTTATCTTTATCAGAGAATTGTTTAATGTCGGCTTTATAATCTGTACCAGGAACGCTTAAATCTACCTTTTGTGGTAAAGTTGTAAAGTCTTGATATGCTTTTTTAATTCCCTTAATAGCTTTTTGTCTTTCGGCTTCGCTAAGTGTATTACCAGAAGAAATAACTAAAGTATTAATAAAGTTTATATTACTAGTTATATCACTCTTTAGATTTATGGCTCTATCAAAGTGAGCAGAAGCCATGTAGTAATATTGATTATTTTCTTCTTTATTAATATTTGTAACTCGTTGCATGACCTTGACTATTTGCTTTGCTTTATTTAATAGTTTTTCTGTACTTTCTGGAGATAAACCAGGTTGTACAAACTGAACTAATAATCTTCTTTTGTTCATAGCAGAAGCATCCAGTGATCCTTCAGCCTTAAATAGTAAAGCAGCTAGTTTTAATACAGGTTGAGAAGTCACTGAATAAATAGAATCTTCATCTGTTTTGATATCTGGATTATTTGACATTAGTTGAAGATATAAAAAGTCTTTAATTTCTTTTGCTTCAGCGTCCATACCAAGTGTATCAGCTAGTTTAGCAACTTGAAGAATATCTGTTATATATACAGAATCTTCTAAAGTAGTAAAGACTTTCCTACCATCAATATTTAACTTAAATGGAGATGTGAAATAAGCTGGGATATCTACAGTTAGTTTTGGTTTTCCAGTTTTATCGGTATTGCGATAATCTTGAATAACTAAAGCTGGTGTTGATTCAGAATCTGTTTCTAGTTTATGTAGAATAGTTAATGCTTCAAATGTTTCTTCTTCTAGTGCAGACATTCTATCAAAGAGTTGTCGTTCTTCTTCTCGGACAAGTTTATCTAGATCTGTTTCTACAGTTCCAATATCTTTATTGGTTTGGAAAGCAAGTTCAACATTTGTAAATAAAGGATCATTTGCTAAAGAGTTAAGCATCTGAACAACCATATCTTCGGTAAATGCCCATAGTGTATTGGGATTATCCAATGCAGTATTGGTGATTGTATAGCCTTCAGCTCTTGCTTGAACAGCAATTGGTCCAGTTAAGGAAGTAGCTGTTTCTCTTAGTGCTGCTTTATTTTGATCCTCTAACATATGTAGTTGACGATCAGTAACCACAAAACTAAACTTAGAGTTTAATTCAATTGCTAGTTGTCTTGTTTTTCTAAAAGCTTCTTTAGCGATTTTTTCCTGTAATCCCTCATCTAGTGGAAGACCCTCTAAAAGAATAAATCCATTAGAATCTACTTGCTTCTTATCTACCATACTCTTATACATTTCTGGATGATGAGTTAATAGATACTCTGTTGCTGTATCTCTAAAGGTTTCAGAAGCAAGAATCCATTTGTAGACTTGTCTAATTTCTAGACCAAAGATATTAATTGGCTCTGTTCTAGTTGGATTTTTAATTAAACCAGGCTTTCCACGAACAACAATACCAGGATCCATTACTAAACCAAACTTAATAGGAGCTAGACGATCCATTCTCTTACCTAAATAAGTTAAAACATTAAACCAGCTAAGTGCTTCTTTGTGTTTAATTGTTAATGCAACAATATCTCTGGCTGATATACCAAGATCTTCTGGATTTGTCATTAAGTCAATTGCACTGTAATTCTTACCTTTAAGGAATACTTTAGTTCTAGTTCCTAAGGTTTTAAAGAATCCGTCAAAGAACTCTGCCTTGGCTTGTACAGCAAGGTTAAGATTATTTTCACTTCCGTTTTCAAATACTCTTAATGCTGGTAGATAAGCCTTGTTTCGTAGTTGTTGTAAGAGATGTAGTCTTGTCCAGTCTTTATTATCTAATAGTTCATCCCATCCAAATGCTTTGGCAAACCCAGTTACTTGGTTCTTAATTCTAATTGCACGTTGCGCTGCTGGGTCTAGTGGACCTAAAATTAGAGAACTAAGTGTATCTGATGTTTGTTGTGGAATAAAAGGAAGAGATTCTTTCTTATAGAGTGGGACGTGTCCACGATGCTCCAGTGGAATAATACTATTTGCGTTTGGTGGAGCCTCGGCTTGGATATTTTGAATTTTTTCTGTTAGTTTAGATTCTCTTAGATCTTCAGTTCTGATTGCATGTTGGATTTCCATCAAAGCAAAGATACTTCTTTGTGAAAAGTCTATATCAGCCATTGTTGGACGGTAACTACCAAGACCCTCGACAGCAGAATCCATTGCAATTAGATTGTCTTTATTACCTATATCAGAAGCTAAACTTCTAAGTCTAAATCTTTGGCTTGGTGTTCCAGCATATTGTTCAATTTTTGTCTTAAGTTCTGCTGCTGTATAGTCGCCAATTTGTCTATTGGGATTACTAGCAGCTTCTCTGATTACAAATTCAGCAAAACCTTGTGCCTCAAGTTCTTTAATAGACCTTTCTTCGTTTTGTTTCCAATATTCTTCTCTACTTTCTGTGTTTCTATCGTAAGTAGGTGGTAAATAATAGGGAGCGAGATCTATTAAAACTTGTTTAGCAAAGGCTTCTTCCCAATATTCGGGAGTTGTGTCCATTTCGGCAATGTCCCAAATGCCAAGTTTGTTTGCTTCCTTGCCCGTTTCAACTCTAACTTGAGCGAGTTTAGAACTTTCTGGGCCATTACCCCAGTTTCCAAACATATGGTTTCGACCAGATGCAATTTCCAGTCCATAAGTGTGGAAAATTGTTCTATTAATGTATCCCTCATAGTCCTTAGGATCAATATGAACGCCTGTAACTAATCTTTGTAGCTCTAGATTATCATCTAATAGCTTAAATGGAGTAATTGCACGTCTATTTAGAGCCCATAGGATTAAGTGTTTATCGTATCCATTGCTACGACCCTTTTTAAACTTAAAGGTATTGCTCTTAGGGTCAATGTCTAGTGTTAGTGAACCTGCTAAAACTTGATTAATATTATTTTGTAGGTCTGCTCTTTCTTCTAAAGACATTGTACTAATATCTTTTTTATTAAATAAAGCAGCAGCTGTTTTTAGTTTTTCTGAATATTCATTTCGTAGAGCTTTCTTTACTTCTTCAATTTTCTTTTCTCTATCGGGCATTCTAGGTGTAATCTGTTCAGCTAAAATGTTAACATACTTAGTAAAGTAATTCTCCATTTGAGTTAAACGATCTTTAAATTCTAACTCACCAAAGAAACTAGAATCTAAAGCATTTGCCATGCTTTCACGATTAATCTTTGGTTTAAGGTTTGTTAGGAATATTTTCTTTACGCTATCGACATCTGCTTGTGATAGGCCAATAGCTTGATCAATCAAAGTTAAATGACTATTCATTAACTGTCGAAGTAAAACTTTAGTTACTACTCTAATTTCTTGTGTTGAATAACCAAGATTTTTATCTTTATTCTTATTCTGTAAACCTTCAAAGATTCCTTTAAATCCCGCTGAATAGAATCTTGGAGTAATAGCTCCCTTTAAGAACTCTTTAGCATCTTCTCTATTCTTTTGTAGGTTTTCTACAACCTTACCTAATATTTCTATTTCTAAATCAGACAGTCTATGTTTTTCCTTATAGGCGTTTTTATCTCTAGTAAGGAGATTAAAGTCTTCAGCCATTGCATCAACAGCCGCATATCTAGGATCTTTTAGACCAGAAGCTGGAACAACCATTTCTTGTTGAAGTATTTCACTTAATCCAAGTGCTTTTAGAATTGGATTAACGGCACTAAAGGATGAGTCTTCATAGAAGGTCATAGCAGCTAATGTAATGTGCAAACCAGAGTATTTATAGTCTGATTTGTTTGTCATGTTAATTAGTTCTTTAGGATCTTTTACAGATCGTAGCATCTCAACGCCTGACCTAATTGAACGAAGTAGTTCTGCTTCGCCAGTAGCGTCACCAAAGTCAAATACAGACATCCAGGCAACCTGATCAATAGCTCCAGCAAGGACAGATGATGCGGTAGGAGCTCCTGCACTTAAATAGTTATCCTTATAATAAGTAGGAAGTTCATCCTTTAGGAACCTACCACCATTGTTTAAACCCCAATATACACAGTCATGGTTAAAGCAAGACAACAGTCTAGGGATATCATACATAAACTCCATAGCAGTTATCTTACGTTCATTAAGTGTCATTAGATTAGAGTATGGAGTTCTATCCCTAATCTGTGGGAAGATGGTATTGATTTGTGCGTTGACAAAATAAGAGATTGGTACACTTGGATCTGAGTCTGGATCGTATGTATTAACAAACTCATCAAACTTATCCATTGGGATGTCATTGTTAAGGATAAACTTAACTCTGTTTAGCAGTCTCCAGTTATCATATGCTTTTTCTTCTTCGATTATACCATGTGGAGATGCAAAATGTACTTTGCTCTTATCGGGTATAATAAAGTTTTTAGATCGTCCATTATAAGCAGCAGTAGTACCTTGTAATAACATAGTACTAACTACGTTTTCTCCTGAGATTAAAACATTGTCAATTTGAATTAGACCAGGTTTTTGATCCATTAACATCTGAGCAATTGCAATACCCATATCATAGGCTGGCTTCCAGTCTAAATTGCCGTTTCCAAAGTCTGAAATTCGATTAAACTCAGGTAAATACTTCTTTAGAATACTTGGAATAATATCCTTAAAGTATTCAATATCTTCTTCGTTTGGCAGTTTAGTTCTTGCTTTGAATCTGTCTACTAACCTAGAAACAAATTCTTTACGACTCATGAAATCACTATTGTTTACAAATTCAGCAAGATAACTATATACCGAATTCTCATAGTCTACCTCAGATGCACTAGTAGAATACATTTTACTTTGATCTAGTGTAGCTCTATTGGTTTCTGTATCAATAGTAAAGACATCACTTTCAAGTTTTCCTTCTGCTCCATTTAGTTTATCTACATATCCAAAACGACTAAACTTTGCTTTTAGGAGAGTCTTTAAAACAGCTCTATTATCCTGTGCAATCTTGATTACTAAATCATTTGTTAGGTTACTGTCTAATTTTTGTTTATTAAGTCCATCTAATAAAAGATTTAGTTTTGGTTTATTTTCAGGATCTAAAGCCCATGCTTGAATTAACCAATTATCCAATATATCAAGAATTTTATTTAAGTCATACTCTAATTCGTATGTAAAATTAATTGAAGTACCTAGTGATTCTAGTTTTGGATCTAGTTTTAATAGGTCATCAACAATATTAGAGAAAGTTAACTCACCATCGCTATTACTAGAAGAAGATAGGAATAGATTGCTTCGTGGTTTGAATGTAGTGATATTGTAATTTAGGGTTGGATTCTTAGCATCCTTCTTTTTCCATTCTAATTTAACATCAGTAGAATTTTCTGATGCAAAGAGAAGAGCTAGATCAATAGTTAACATAGTGTCGTTTTGAGCATATGCATCAAACTTAGTCCAATCACCAGCTTTTCCTTCTTCCCAATATTGTTTAATGTCATCTCCACCCTTTAATTCTTCTTCGATTTCAGAATGCATAATACCGTCGTCATCGGTATAAGCTGGTCTAGAAATATACTGTACAGTTCCATTTCTAAAGACAACCTTTCCATCGTAAGCTACTACTGCTTTGGTTGGTAGATTTAATTCAGCAAGGGATTTTAATTGGGCTCCAGCTGGTGCTTTTCTTGGATATGCGCCAGCGTCTTTACGTCTATTGTCAAATCCAAGGTTTCGTAAAAGATCAATGCTTCGTAGAGATACACGCATAAGAAGATTGCTATCTACACCAAACTTATGTAGATTTTTAAAGTCAAAGGAATTACCATTATGAGTAATTACTTTATATCCTCTATTTTGCAGTTCTTCTAGTTTGTTTAGTAGTGATTCAATTTGATCCTTGTTAAGTGGATTTCGTTCAATTGCAGGGTCAGTAATAGCATCAACTAGTGTGTTGTTTGAGTTTACATAAACATACTTTACTCGCTTGCCATTTTCGTAGGTTTCAATTTGAATTGAACGGATTTCTTGAACATCCTTATCGTCAGTTTCAATATCAAATGCAACAAGTTGTTCAAAGTTATTTTCCCAGTTTGGATCCTTAAATTCTGGTAGTTCATTAACATTTGAAATACCTATTGTAGATAATAGGTTTTTAATTCCAATTAGTTCATCAAAGTTTCCTGATTCTAGGTTTCTTCGTTTAGCTTTTTGTTTTAAAGCAGATGTAAATGCAGTTGGTGCAATATCAAATAGTCTTTGGTGCAGTGCCATTCTAAGTAGGGATTCAGGAATTGTTCCTGTAAATCCTTCAGCAGACTTAAGACTTAATAGTGTATTTCTGGTTGATTCAATCCACTTTGCTAGTTGTGCTCCAGTTTCTGCTCTGTTTTCTACTGGAATTGTGCCTAGTGTTTGTATAGCTAGGGCTTGTTCTGGTAACATATCTGGAGTAACAACCATATCAAAGAGATTTGGATTACCTAAATCAACAACCATTACATTATTTGCAATTGCTTTCATGTAACTTAAGTTTTCATCATTAAGTACAGATATATCTGATGAATAGTATCCATTATTAATACTATTAACCATTCTACCTCGCCATGACTTTAGGATTTTAATCATTTCGCCAGGATTAAGTGGAGACATATCAATATCAGATCCACTGATTTCTTTCTCTAATCTAGGACGAACATCATGTAAGAAGTGTTGTACAGCACTTGGTCCAACAAGCATTACGGCAAAATTTAAATCAATAAAAACTGGAATTGGAACTCCAGATGTATTTAACTTTTGTTTTTCCTCGATATAAGTATTAACAAAATCCATTCTTTGCTTATAACCAGCTCTGATTTCCTTAAGTGCTTTGCTTTCTTTAGCTAACTTAACCTTAAGATTATCTGAAATCTTTCTAGAAGATGCAATAAATTCTTTTAAACCAGACTTATTTAGTTTTTCTTTTGTAGATTTTTCTTCTTTTGATAGTCTATCTAAGAATTTCTTTAGTGTTGGGCTTAGGTTTTTTAGTTTTCCATCTTTACCAAGAACATCTTTTTCAACGTATTCTTGAATTAGTTTAGCTAGATTTGTCTCAGCTGCTTGAACTTCAATCTGAGCAGACTTAAGTTCTGCTTTAGTTTTATCCAGTTTATCTTTAATTTCTTTTCTCTTAGCTGCTGTTATCTTTGAAAGTGTTGCAGTTACATCTTTTGGATATTTCTTTAACTCATCTTTAAGATTTGCTAGTCTAGTCTTAAGTTCAGAAACTATATTTTGTTTCTCTTGAACTTTATTTCTAGCTTCTGTTATAGTCTTTGCTGCTTCTGTTTCAACTTTACTTAGTGATCCTTCAGCAATTGCAGAAGCCATTTGTGACATTTTTCTAATGTTTTCAATCTTATTAATCAAAGCATTCTTAGCACTAACTTGTTTTTGTCTTGTACTATTATACTTAGCAATTCGTTCTTTTTCTTTAGCTAAATCTTGTTCTAATTCCTGAGCAAATGCTTCATTTCCTAAAGCACGTTGAGTTTTAATTTCGCCTTCAATAGCAGAAATGTAATCGTTTGTTTGTGATACAATAGAACCATTACCAATACTAAGTTTCTTTAAATAACCATATAGTCTTTCTTTTTCTTCTACACTTAGTAGTTTCTCTACAACTACATCAAATGATTCAGTAAACTTGTCAATAGATCCAGCAGTCTTTTCAATTCTATCGTTAAGTTTATTAAAGATTCCTCGTAAATCTACTCTTTCATCTTCACTGAGGATTGGTTTTTCCTTAGCACTGTTTTGAACAATCTCCTCAACCATAGATCCATTATCGGAGTTTTGAAGTTTAAATAACTCAATAAAGGTATTTACTTGATCTAAAGGATAACCTTGGGCAAGTAAAGACTCTCTCATAGCATTGATTGTATTGATATCACAAGACATTATATTCTCCTATTAACACTTTCGTGCATTCTTTAAAGCATTTAATAATACTGGATCTAAGCTATCAAGTTTAGCTTTGATGCTATCGGCATCTAATACCGTGGTTGTTGGAGTAGGGGTAGTTGTAGGAGCAGCCTCAGTAGCCACAGGAGCAGCCTCAGTAGCCACAGGAGCAGCCTCAGTAGCCACAGGAGTTGTAGAACTCTCTACTGGTGTAACTTCGTCCATCATCGACCAAGGTTTAGGAGGCATTGTTTCCTCTTCTGTTGGTCTAGCTAGTAATGGTGGAACACCTACTTCAGCTTCTTCTTGTTTATTGAATCTATCTCTAGTTTGTTTTCTAGACATACTGATTTTTTTAGCAATTTCTGGATCAACCTGTATATCAACAGTAGATGTTACATCATCTTTTGGATTTAAATCAAGTTGTCTAATTACTTCAAATGAACTATTAATTTCATCCATTATTCTAGTAAAGTCTGTTTCGCCTTCTGTTTCAATAATCTTAAGTACTATATCATTTAGTTCTTCTTGTTCTTCTTCTGATAATTCTTTTTTATTAAACTTTGGATTATCTTTCTTAACTTTATCAACTAAACGAGTACGTCCAATTAAAGCCATCATATCAGTTACATTATCTGCCATTGTTTCTGTAGTAGATTGTGAATCTACGGCTAGAGCAACTAATAATAATTCTGCGCCATTTCTAGTAAATACTAGGTTTCCATCTTGGATTGTAAATACCTGTTCCATTGATTTGTTATAAGGTATTTTTACTACATTAGTTAAATCAGGACCACGACTAAATACTAGGAACTTATTTTTAGGTTTTTCTTCAAACCCAATATATCCTCTACCAACATCGTCTGCATTTGTTTCTTCTGTTTCGATTCTTACAGTACCTTGTCCATTAATTCCAGCCAAATCTTCTCTTAGTTTTGCAAGTTTTACTGCAAGTTCACTTAGTAGTAAACGGCCAGATGAATCTCTGGATAATCTATGATCTTCACTAATCAAAGACATTATTTGTCCAATTAGTAGTTGATTTCTTTCTTCTTCTAGTTTACCAAACGAATTTCCTGTTGCTTCGTTTAAGGCTGCTTCTGTAGCTAGCCCTGCTGTAATAATTCCAATTCTTGTTTGCTGTTCTTCTGGAGATAAGTTCTCAAACTTACCCATAAACTCATCAAGATAAAGACTGAATTCACGGACTCTACCAGAATCTAAATTAAAACTATAGGTAAATAAACCTTCAGCAACTGAAGAACCGACCTTACCAGCAAAAGCTGTTGTTATGCTAATTGGAATGGTTACTGCCTGTAAAGCACCACCTAGGACTGGTTCCATTAGAGCACCCATTAAAGCTGCATCTAACATCTGTCCATAGTTATATTTAATTCTTGTACCAATGTTGCTTTCATAAATTTGATTAGCAACATCAGTTATTCCTTCTTCAATAAATCCTTCAATAGATTGTCCAGTAAGCCATACACCAAAAGAACCAGCTGTTGATTTACCAAATTTTAATCCATTTGGCGTAAACTTATGAACTAAGGTTGATGGAATATTAGCAGGAAGCCAGTTTTGAATGCCTCTTACAGCCTTACCAGCCTTAGCCATATTGATTGCCATTTCAGAGGCTGCTATAGCCCCCTCAACTCTACTAGCCGCCGAAAGGCCATTAATGGCGGTTCCTAGACCAGCTACGGCAGTTCCTAAGCCAGCGGTAGCCGCTGTTAGCACTACTTGTCCTACAAAATCACCAGAAGTTAGAGAATGGTATGCTTGGTTATATCCAAACAAAGCCCAATTTACAGGGGCTGAGTGGTATTTTTCTGATGTTTGAACTGACTTGCTAATAGCATTTGCTTGAACTGTAGAGTTTAGTAGCCATCTAAAATGAAATGGATTTTCAGCTTGAGCTAGATCGTTAAGATTAACGCCTTCTAATTTAAGAAAAGCAGCAAATTCTGGATCGTTTGTTTGTATTTCTTCTACAATTCTAGCACCATCAAAAGTTGGATCTTTTCTTTGTAGGTATTCTTCTTCTGGAGTTGTTCCAGAAATTGCAGTAAATAGAGGATCCACAACAGGAACAGCTCGGGCAAGACTTTCAAATGAATCTATATTAGTTAGTCTTTCCCAGTTATTATCAATTGTTAATTGACGCATGTACTCATCTTTATCTAAACCCGTTAGTTCAAATGTTTTCTTTAAACCAGGCCATGCCTTAGATCTTGATAATAATGCATTAGAACCTAACATTTGCATTTTTGTTCTAAAAGCTGCTTGTGAAGTAGATAATAATTCAAAATTACCACTAAACATATTGCCAGCATCACTTGCAGCAGAATGACCCATAAACCCACTAACCATTTGGTCATTATTTCCAAAATAAATCTTACCTCTTAGATCAAAGCCAGCTTCTTTTGCATATGCATCCATTTCTTCGTCTACCCTATCAGGAGTAAACTGATCTAAGAATTTATTTGCTTTACTTTGTTCTTCAATTAGTTTAAGACTTTCTTCTTGTTGTTGCGTAAATCTATATGCATTACTTAAAGAACTTTGTAATAATCCACTAAACTCTTTAAACTGTTGTTCACGATCAACAGAATAACTTTGTAATTGAGCGGCTGCTAAGAGTTGATTGGATTCTTCTTTAATATTGCTATCTCTTGGGAATGGAATATCTTTTAGTTGAATCTGTGACATTAATATCCTTCTCTTTCAGCTCTTTCGTTTCTTTCTCGTAAAGCTTGTCTAGCTTTTTGCCAATCCTCGGAAGTACTATATTGTTCTCTCTGTAGTGAATTTGGATCTTCAAGAGCTGGCTTCCATCCACTTCTCTTCTTATTTATTAAATATGAATCTGAGGTTTCTAAGAAACGTTGTCTAGCTTTGGCTTGTTCTCTTAGGGTTGTTGTGTCTGGTCCTGTTAACCATTCCATGAACTCCCTGACACTATTAAACTTTGGTTTAGGAATTGGTTTTGCTTTTGGTTTTGGTTTTTCAGGTGGAAAAGCTCTATTCATAATTCTTTCAAATCTATCCATATATCTTCTCATCTGAGCTTCTTCAACGGCTGAATCTGTTTTAAAACCATTACTAATAAATCCTAAAATTGCATCTGTTGTACTTCTAAGGTTTCTATTTAGTTCTATAAATCTTGGATTTTCTTCAGCATGCTTTCTTTCTAGGTATTTTGGAAATGGATTATCAAGCATCCATTGATAAGGATTTTCAGCTTTGCTATAATCTTTCCAGTAATCCTGTATACGTTTATCTAAAACAGTTATAATTGTATTGACATGTGGAACAACTTTTTCTTCCGACTTGGTATATACTGGTTCTGGTAATTTAAGTTTGAATGCAGCTCTTTTATCTGCTCTACTAGATTCAAGTTTTTCTCTATTGTAAAGGAATAAAGCTCTTTCGTTTTCTGCATCATTATTATTAGAGTACTGTAGTTTAGGAGAAATTAGTGGATTTGAGGGTACTAAATATCTTTCTTTTCCGATATTATAGTACATATCTCCTTTGTGATCGACCATTATTTCAACATTTGAAGAGGTTAGATCTACCTCATGAAGAGCAGCCATAACTGAGAATAAAGGTGGTCTTACAGTTGTTTCGGGATTATCTCCAACCTTTAACTGCCTCATACCAGATAAACCTAAACGAGTTGAAGGACTGCTAGTAACGTTTGTTTCAGTTAAGTTATTAATAGCATTATTAAACTGTTCTTGAGGAACTGGATCTTCTTTAATAACACTACACCACCATTTATAATATTCATAACTATCTCTATCAGCTTCCATTGTTGTTGCTAATTGAGAAGTAATTACAAATTGATCTTCTGATGTTACCTCACCAATACGAACATTTTGAGTTTGTGGTGTATATGTACCATCGCCAACTGGAATATATCTATCTTCAAATCGACCTGGACTAGTCCAAGCATGTTCTACATTTTCTGTATTTACTTTGTAATTAGAATGACTTAAACCTAAGGCTTGTGTAAAAAGAGCTCTTCTAGAAACATTTTTACCATCGTTAACAACCATAACATTTAACTTAGTATTTTCTGGTCCATTTTCAAATACTCTAGTTTGATATTGTCTTGGTTGGACTGTACCCAGTGGACTTACTCTAGGTTTAAGTAAATCTTCTCTAATAAAGTCTGCTGTCCCTACAAACATATCAAGATTATAAACATCTTGGGTAGCTGGATTAGCTGCTGTTCTAAGCCATCCCGTAAGGAACATTTCGGTAGCATCTGGATCTATACGAGCTAAGTCAGCAAGGTATACTCCAATTCTTTCTTCCGATGTTAAAGAAGACCATTTTTTAAATATCATTTTGTCATCACCAGGTACTAATACTTCTGTATCTTCTGTTGATCCTAAAGCTGGACTTACTTGCCCAGAGATTAAATGTAGTGCTTGTCCAAATGCAGATATTCTTTCTTGGTCAGACTTAGCACCTGGAAAATTAAATCTATTAATAAGAGCAGTTAAACTACCGTTGTCTCTATAGGAATTAGGACCAGCAGTAGTAAATGCTTGAACAACTGACGAAACTTCATCTCTAATGGCAACTGGTTTATCAAACTTACCATTACTAATTAAAGGATTCATAGTTCCTTCGCCAGAGGTAGCCATTGGTGTTCCAAAAACATCCATTGCTACACGCCAACTATTGACAGCCCGTGTCATTGGGTGTTGAGCATACTTATCTTTTTCTTCTTGGCTAAGTGGCCTTAGTCCACCATTTTGAGTTCGTCTATAACCTAGTTTAACATTTGGATCTGCAAAATCTTCTGGACTTAGATCTAATATTCCACCAGATAAACCATGTGCGACTTTTAATAAAGAAGCCATTGCGGTTAATTGACCAGAATCAGTACCAGCAAAAGTCTGAGCATTTATAAAATTTGGATCTCCTTGTGCTAATCCTGCTAACATAGCAGTCAAAGCATAAACCTTTTGGGGATCTCTAGCAACAACATTTGAAAATCCACTTTTTCCTATTTGGGTTAATAGAGTTTTAACTTCTGTTTTAAATGCATTTTCACTAGAATTACTTGGTTCAATTCTAGTCATTTCCATTGCCGCAAATTCTAGTCGTAATGCAGCTTGAACACCAGCTTCTGTTAATGTACCTGTTTCATCTACTTCAATTTTTCCAATTAAAGATTGTGGACTTAGTGATTCAACAACCATAGATCCATCAGAATTTTTAAATAACTCTAAATTACCTGGAATTCTACTTTTACCAGCTTTAGTCTCAATTTCTCTTCGTCCCTGGACAAAAGCTCTAAATCGAGTTTCCATATCAGACATTATTATACTTACTCTAGTAAGTCCCATTTCTTCATTAATACCTAATCCTGATTCATCTGTTTCGGTACTTTGTTTACTACGGGATGCAAATCCAATTCCTCGTATAGATGGATCTACTAATAGTTTAGCCTGTACTTCAGCATTACTCATCTTATCAATGGGACCTGTAGTATCTGAAGCCAATGGTGAATCAACCTTGCTTATCGCTATTCTTGCTTTTGCTTCTAAGTCTACATAAGTAGATCTAAAATCCTCTAGTTTTGCAAAGTTATCAGCTGTAAATCCTCTTTCATCAAGTTTTTGTTGTTCCTGTGGTGATAAAGATTTAAACCAATTAAGAACAAGTGGTTCAGAAGTAAAGGATGGAACATTTTTAGAATCTAGAATATAAGCTAATTCTTGAACAGACTCTACACTAATACCTAAAGCATTAGCTGTTTTTTGTCTATATGCTTCCATTGATTTTTGAATCTGTGTTGCATTTTGTAAAGGAAAAATACTAAGTGTTTGACTAGCGTTTTCTTTTAATGAGCCAAAGTTTAAACTTACTACCTTTCCTCCAAGGTTTTCATCATTAAGAACTGCAAACTTTCCGCGTTCAATAAAGTTGTCTAAGCTATCTTTATCAATTCCAGAAATCGCAGCAAACTCTAGTTCAGTACCATTATACCAGGTTCTAAAAGCATCTTCTACTGCAAAGAGTTGTAAAGAAAGTGGTTTGCTTCTGAAATCAATAGATTCCTGAGATGTTCCAGAGCTTAGGGTTTTCCAGATAAATGGAATAATATTATCAACTTGGGCTCGTCTATCAATAGCAGATAATTGTCCAATATTTTGTGTAAAGACATCTAAGTAGCTACCTACATTTCTTGTAATTCCAAAGTTATTTTCATTAGATCCAAGATTTAAAGCGGCTTGTGTCTTAAGTTGTGTTATATTTTCTACTTGAACAATCTTAAATAATTCTTTAGTTTTAGCTTGGGCTAGTTGGTCTAATTCAGAAGCAACCATTCTAGCAGCTTCTGGTGTTAGCTTTTCAATTCTTGGTCCAAGAGATTCAGTCATGTGTTTATAAACGAATGCATTCATTGCACCAAAGTCGGAAGTGCTATCCACTGCTTTTTTTAGTTCAAAGAAAGTTTTATACATTTCTTCAAACCTTGCATTATTTTCTAGATTAGCTGAGTTATAGTAAGCATTTAGTTCTTCTCTACTAGGAACTTGATAGGAGATTTCTACAGAACCTCTAAAATCTATAACAGCTTGTTCAGCATTCTTTAATGCAATAGCAGAATCTACTTTAGTTGCAACTTGGGTATACCAATCATTATATTTTGAAGATGGGTATTCTAATGCATAAAAGGAATTAAACTCTTGAAGTAATTCATTTGTTTCTGGTCTACCACTATTTTCTGGTTTTCTTTTCCAGTTGTTATAAGTAGACTCATATCTAGCAGCTTCATAATTATTTCTAGCAGTTTTGGAAGTCCAGTTTTTATCGACTTCTACAGCCATCTGTCGTCTCCAAGTATCACCTAAGATTGGAGTCCAGATTTCTTTGCTATACTTATCAAACTCTTGTTGTTTTTGGTCTGGAGTTAAATCATTTCTAGTATTCAACTCATTGAAATATGTTTCTGCTTTTTGAATTTTTTCTTTATCAATTCTAGAGGAGATATCAGCAAATGTATTGATTGCCTTGGCACCGCCTGAAGCAATTTCAGCCAACGCTCCATACATTGCTACTTCACTAGAGGGACCAACTTGTTGGGAAGTTTCTCCTAGTTGAAGTTTTCCTCCAACAAAAGATCCTTGTTTATAGTCTGGTTGTATGGCTACTGGCCCTACGTTTGGTTGGACTGGATTAGTGGTTAATAGATTCTGAATATTCATTTGAGACATTTATAAATCCTCACCAATTTTCTATGTTATTATATTCATCTGGACTATCTAAATCATTAGGATTTTCTGTAGGAGTCATAGCTCCGCCACCAAATCCACTATTAGATGCCATTCCTGTTCTAGCATCTGGGCTACCTATATCTATAGCAGCAGCACCAAGTGCTCCACCAATTTGCAGTAAACCAGAAATCATTCCTCCTGCTTCAGCTGCCGATGGATCTCCAAAGGTAGGCATAGCATCATATAGTTGAATATTAGGCATGAATATATTTTCACTTTGTTGATTAAGTACTGCTTGTGTTTGTTTCTCAATATTTTGAAGTTCCATCTTAGCATTATACTTAATCATACTAGCGTTTTGTAAAGCATCTAATGCTTGAGCAGTAGCCATTGCTGCATAAGTTCCACTGGAAGATGAAACACCCTTAGCTAATACAGCATTTAAGAGAGCGGCTTTTTGGTTTTGTAATTGAGTAGATAGTTGCTTTTGTTGAAATCCAGTTCTAAAGTTTAAAGCTTGTTTTGCTTCCCATTCACTTTCCCAAGCAGCCTTTGCAATAGCACTATTTCTTTTTAGTTGTTGTGCAAATTGAAAAGCAGATTGAAATTGTTCTCGTGAATTATTAATTGTTTTTTGGGAATTAGCCTGTATCCAATTACGATAAGCTTGTTCATTCTGTTGTCGAATGGCAGCACCCTGTGCTTTGCCACCAAATATTGAACCCACTCCACCAGCAATTGCAGATCCAATAGCCATCATTGTCATTGGTTCCATGAATTACTCCTTACCAGCCCCATTGGCTTTTACGATTTTTAGGTTTTTGATTAGTAGCAACAACCCGTGTAGCACCACTAGTTGGAGCGTAGTCACTGGCTCTAAAGTTATTAGCCCAGTCCTTAACTCTTTTTTCCCATTCTTTCTTTTTATAGTCTTCCGTAGCCTTTTCGGTATCGGTAGACATATGGGATTTATAATACTCTACGGCTGCTGACAGCACATCCACCCTATCGTCGTGCTTCAAAGCCCCCCGACCTCTATGAAGTCTTGTTAGTTGTAATTGATTATTCTGATCCTTAGCCGCCTTGCGTGACATGACTAGTCGATGCATAGCCATTACAGGCTCCAAGGTAGATATAATTCTTAATTCTTTTTGACCAGTTACCTTGTACTCCTCTACCCCAACTTGGTGGGGACAGTTCTTCATTAAGAATGGAATCAATACTTTGGTAAATAAACCATCACCAAAGTTAGACTCTACACGGACTAGGGGTAATTGATATTCATTTACAATCTTAGCAATCTTATTTAAAGTAGCATCATCATAGCCACCTTGGATACCTAGGAGTTCATGGATAAATATAGTACCACTCAGGACTGAAGATACACATAAGCCAGTCTCATCAGCTCCTCGGCCACTAGGGTCTATACTTAGGTGACTATGGTTGTATTTAAGATAATTATTACTAATGTACATAGGTTCTGAGATTAAATCCCCAGAGATACCAAAGTTAGGCATATCCTTCATAGCGTTCTGTCCTTGCCAGACAATCTTATCTGGACCGATCTCTGGATCTAGATCCATGACTATTAGATCCCTAAGCTTAAGTGGATACCTATCGGCATCAGCAAGGGAGGTCACCAGCTTGTATTGCAAGGCATAGTGACTAGGGCCGATTTTAGCCCGTCTGGAGGCAAGCTCGTCCTTGTTGAACCGTTCGGGCTGAGTGGCGTCCCCTGGCTCTATATCCAATCCTAGGACCCAGGAAGCCACGTCCTCAATCTCGGCTGGAACTGAGGTGTCTGGCATCTCAGCTGGGTACTTGATCATGGGGTAGGATTCTTTTAAGACATTGTAAACTGAGTCTTGGTAGTGAGGAGTACCTAGGAAGATAACCCTAGAACCCTTATTTCTAATAGACTCTAGTTCTGCCAGCTTCTTAAGTAGTGTTTCTTTACCTACGGGGGTTTCATTCTTACCCGCAATTTCAATGTCGTCTAGAACTACACGGTCAGCGTGTAGACCTGTGATCTGTCCTGTAATGCCTCGGGCGGCACAGTTCAGATCCTGTGTAAACTTGGTTCTAACCGCTAAGTTAAAACCAAGCGCATTGTCTTTATCCTCATCTCGTGGGATCATATACTTGCAATATGGAACCACGGACAGGATCTTTCTAGCCTGAGATACGAAGTCTATAGCCTTACCTTGGGTATTAGATAGTACCAGAAAGGTTAGGTTTGGATCCTTAAGCCATTCCCAGCTGGCTAGACAAGCAGTAATGGTAGACTTACCAGTACCACGTCCTGCGGCTATAATGGCATCTGAAGGGCCTTCTTGAATCTCTCGGGCTAGTTCATACTGAATTTGGGTAGGTTCCCCAAGGCCAAGATGCTTAAAACAAAAATACAAGTGGTTTCTAAAATCATCAATAACTTCTTGGGGAACTTTCATCAGTATGCTGCTTTCTTAATCTTGAATGGGACGGCATCCTTCATGGCTGCTTCGACTGCTTCAATTGACTCATTAGGAATGGTATTAACCTTATCCTTGTGATCGCTAAGGATACCGCGTACAACGGTATAAAGTCCTGGTGTACGTCGGTCTGGATCGTTTAGGTCGCTGATTAGACAGTCTAACAGCTTTTCCTGCATGTCATTTAACTTTTCTTTCATATTAATTCTCCTTAATTAGTGGTGCAATTTCACTGACGTAAGATGGTGGAACACAGTACCAACCCTCAGGAATGGTGACGGGGGCTGCTGATAAATGCCATTCCTGATTCTGTAATGTATAGATCCGAACCTTACAGTTGGGTCCCAGTCTGATTGGGCTTCCCTCCTGCACCAACACTGTTCTGCTGCCGCATCCACTCATCAATCCTAGAACCAGCGCGGCGAAGACGAGGTATATCCACAGTGGAATCCACAGCCATCCTGCCTTGCTCAACCCTCTTAGAAAGATATTCAAACAATGCGAGGGCAATTGCCATAATGATTCTATCAAGCATTGGTTCCTGGAGTTGGGGTTTCGGCTGGATTCTTAGCATCCTTAGCCAGAATTAGACCAATACCAGCAATCACAGCGGCTACGGCTGAAGCAAAGTCAGCAGTGGTGGCTGGATCGCCGTCAAACATAGCAGTGAGTACGCCACCTACAGCAACGCAGATAGCACCAATACCAGCAATAGTTGTATTACGATTATTCATGGTTTCTTCCTTTCGAGTTCAATTACTCTTTGTTTTAAATCATCTAGCATCGCGCCATGCTTTGCATCATTAGATGATATTTGAATCTGAGCTTTTACTAAATCTTGTACAATAACCTTTAGTTCACTTAGGTCTTTATCCGTTTTATCAATTAATTGGGATCGTTTTCCAATGTCAATAAACAAACCTCCTACCCCAGCAGCTAAAACAATAAGTTGAGCCCACTGGGCTAATTCACTAGATTTTTTCTCTTGTTCCATATTAATCCCCCATTAATTAATTAATTAGTTAAACGGCATTGTTGTTCCAGAAACTAAAGAAGTAGTACCATCTGTATTTAGTACAGATAAACGAATCCACATATTACTAGGAATACCTAGTCTAGTAAACTTAACGGCACATTCATTACGACCAGCGGCAGCAACTAGTTTAGGCCCATAAGTAGTAGGGCCTGAAACTAAATCTATACCAAACTCTATACCATCTGCGTCTATGTTACTGATTGCATCGTTATGTAGATAGAAAGTCCAAGAACCACGATCAGTATCAGTATCTGTTGAGCCATCAGTTAAGTTAGTTGTCCCATCTAATCCTGGATCATAACCAGAAATTGGTTCTCTATATATTTTTGCGTATCCAATTGATTTTAATCGAGGTACACTAATACAAAGATTAATTACATATTGCTTAGTAGCAGTATTTCCTAGTTCTCTGTATTCAAAGTGTTCATTTTGTATAAACACCTTAACATCGTTTTTACTTAATCTAGTTTTAGTTCTTTGCACTTGTCTTGGTGTATTATTTTTTCGATAGATTTCTGCCTTAGTATTTTGGAAAACAGTTCTTATATTTGCGTTTGGATGTTCATCAAAACCGTGCTCTAGTATAAGAGCACTAGATATAGATTCACTGGTACCAGCATCAAAAGCACTAAATACGTTGTCTTTAATAACTACTCTAAAGACATATTCATCTCGTGGGTCTGGTACAAATAAACTTGCATCAGAAAATAAACGATTGCTATCAAAATTAAAATGATGGGTTCCAATGTATCCTGCAAAGGCTGTAAACGGAGCTACTTTATTATAATAATTAGGACGATAAGGCCAAGGATACATATTACTAGCATTTAAAACTGTATCTGTACCAGTAGTATTTATATCTGCTGTTTTTCCTAGTTGCTGAGAATAAACATCATATAGATTTAAGCCAAGTTCAGTAGTTCCAGTAGTTAATCCAGATACAGCCCAATCAATATCAGCTTCGTTGAAATGGGCATTAGCGTCTGCGTTCCAAGTTGATGTCCAGTTTCCCCAGAATTGATCTGCTTTAAATACATTACCCATTCCAAGAGACGTTACTGTACTATTTCCATTTAATGTATAGTTTAAATTACCAGCACCATTAAATCGAACAGAACTAGAAAAGGCAGAGTTAGTTGCGGCAGAAGATCCAAAGGTAGTTTCAGGCCACGTTGCTGCTGCTGTTGTTACAATTGCAGATGTATTATATTTAAAAGCTAAAGCTTGTTTATTATAGTATATTATTTGACTTGGGATTTTAAATAAACAACTACTAGTACCTTCAGATGATTCTAAACGTTTATAGCTGATATTCTCCCAACCATTGTAATCTACACTAAGTAAGAATGACTTGGCAAATCGTGCTTGATTGTCGTAGTCTTTAGCTGATGTTGGTGCAGAACCCGACCCAGAACGTACACCAGCAAAAGCAAAATCTCTTAGTGCGGTTAAGTATTCATCTCTTGTAGTACTACTTGAGTTCTTTAAGTTAGCTAGAGTAATATCACTAAGGATTGTAAAGTTACCGCCAGTTGTAACTGGGATATTACAAAGTGCAGTAGTATAGCATTCAGGAATATTTAAATAAAAAGATTTAATATTCTTACCAAGGAGTTTACTGTATGTTGTTCCAGCTTCTCTGTAGAAGTATGGATTATCTTTATATAAGATACTGCTAGCAGAAACTCCATGATACCTTAATAACTCAATATTGCTTGCCATGCTTGCATGGTATAATTCATTTGGATTATCCCAGAAAGAATTCTTATAATTAGGAAGAATATCTCCAGATGATCCATCAGTAATAGCTACAGATGGTACAGCCCTATTAAGATTCCAATATAATTGAGCCTTTATGGGATTGGTAATAGCACTTGAAATCTGAGTCACAGCTGTATCAACATCATTAAAGAATGTTTCAGGGGCTTCTTCACCTGGTATTAGTTTTTTTAAAATATGATATACTGTTGGGACATCAGGAACAACATAGTCTCCATTGACATTTGAGAAAGCATCTAAAATGACTGGAGCACTAATAGCAGCAATTCCATTTGTATAGGAAGTTCCACTTGTATAGGTTCTATCGGTAAAGACATGATCTTTAAATAGTAGATTGTTTTGAGTAATATCTACAGTTGGGGCTTGATCCACCCAGTTAAGGCCGTTGTAAACTAAAATGTCTCCAGATACTGGAGTAGTAATTACAACATCATCTAGGTTGTTAATTAAACCTCCAATGGTACCCGCTTCAAATTGAGTACCATTCCAAACTAAACCCTTACCAGCAGTAATATTATTAAGATTAAAGGTAACAGGACCACTAAGGGTTGCTCCACCTTGGATAATAAAACCATTAGTTACGAAGTTTACTGGAGTCCAGTAAGTTGCATTTGGTGGTGTATTGTTTGTTGAGTTGGCAATGCATTGATAGACTACGCCACCCTGTAGGGCATACTGTCCGACTGTATAAGCAGTTACAGCACTCCATGCAGCAACACTAGATGAAAGTGGATAGAAATGATTATTAGTTGCACCTACCCATTCTTTCTCTTGACCTAAGAATAATAACTGATGTAGAGAAACATTAAGTTGTTTTGCTGTAATCTTAGCTCCATCTACAAACTGAAAAAGCATCTTATCATTTGGTGTGCATCGTCTAATAACAACTTGTCCTGATACAGCACCAGTAGTTAATACAATATTTTCAGTTGGACTTCCTGTTACAGTATAGTCTAGATTAAGTGTTAACTTAGTTTCTGCTGCCCCAGCACTAGCCCGTGTATATACACATAGTTGGTCTGCGGCAGGAAGCTCACACATAAGAGCAATAGGACCATATGAATAAGTAGTTCCACTTGCTGTATAAACCTTTTCAACTGCCCATTGTCCTGCATTTGGGTTATAGTAAATCGGATCATTTGAAGAATAATTATAACAGGGCATGGACTCTCCTTATTCAATACTAGTATTAAATCGACGGAAGTTACCTACTAGGTCGATATTTGAAATATTACATGGGGTTGGGTACGCAGATTTAATATATATTTTACAAGCTTCGGAATAAGATAATATCTTAACCAAATGCTCTCCTACGCTATCAATCTTTAGTTGATCGTTTCTAGAAAGAAGACTGTTTATGTCTGTTGGATAGAATGTAACTTTATCATCTAAACGACCACGGCGATTAACTACGATATCATAAGAACCTGAATTGTAATGCCTAAAGGTAGCCTTTTTAATATTTAAAACACCCTCATAAACTGTAGAAGGATCGTCTGATGATCTCTGTACTTGTTGAGATAATTCAACATTCATTTCATATGTATGTCCTACATAGATGGGATATGTTGTATAGTTACCTGTTAAGACAAATCTAGTCTTTATAGTGCCATTGTCGTCTACAGTAGTAATTGCGTTTACTGGAATACTTGTTACAGTATAAGCATCTGTTCCCCATCCTGGGCCCTTAATAGCGTAAGCAACCTCAGGATCATAGTGTGGCATAGTTACAGTTGTTGTATTATTACCGCTTGAATAGGTCATGCTGCTTGTAGGAACCGTAGTTAACCAATCTACCATTGGAGTTGAGATAGATACGGTTTCTAAAGATGCAAAGAAAACAACCAATCCCTTAGTATTAGATACATTAATACTACGCTTGGAAACCATATAAAGATCTTTTCCATATGATTTAACACTTTGGATATCATCTCTACTTGATAGGATCCATCTATAGTATGCGGTCTGGATTACCTTTTCACCATTTGTTCTAAATGTAAAGAAATAAATATAATTCTTTTGATCATTGTCAACAAACATAATGGAATTAACCGCTGAGTTTGTAGTTATTGCTCCATAATTCAGGGGTAAATAACCCTTACAATGGGTGCTCATGTCCATTGAGGTAGAGAATTCATCATTAAATGCACTACCCGAAAGATACATGTATAGGCGACCAGCATCCATAAAGAAGATATTATTACCCATCTTCTGAGGTTCTGCTAGTTTAGATGTACTATAGAATGATGTAGGCCGTAATTCTACGTTAAATGGAGAGATTCCAGTATCAATAGATCCACCTCTTACTTCAAACTGCACTGAACCAGAACTAGCTACAAATAGAATAGTTTGGAACGGGACAATATAACTGAGTTTGTTATATGCACCTATTGTCGATTGGATATCAATAGGATCTGTTTCAGTAATATTCTGTACGTCATCAATCCAGAAATTAAAGAAGCTATTGGTTCGGCTTGCAAGTAGAGTGCTATCGGTAGCAATCCATAGTCTATTCTTCCAGAATGCCATAGATTGAACTTTTTCTTTTCTTTCTAAAGCCTTAGGACCTGGATTACTTAGATTAGTTCCAGCTCGTCGTGGGAATAGTGGCATAAATTTAACACGCCACTTTCCGTCTGTAGCTGTATCTTTATAAATGATTAAAGGGAATCTTCTGTGATCAAATACTGAATTAGCATCTTCAGTTCTTACCCTTTCAAAGTATGGATTACGACCATATCGGGTAGCTCTATAGATACTAGAAGGAAAGGTTAAATATGAGTTTCTAGTTGAGTAAATCTTACCAAATCCATAGGTTGTTTGGCCGTCACGAACAGAAGCTGCTAAGGGAGATGTTAGGTGGTAATGATCTTTATTAAAATCAATTGTTCCACCAGGAATAGGAATAATCTTTGGGTTGTCGTAATACTGACTAAGCATTCTTTGTGCTTTAAACCCATTAGCATCATTTACATCTGCCTGAACTTCTGAGGCTGGGTACTGAGGAATAACACTAAAGTCGTTTAGGTTTTGACCACGCTCTTCTTCTTCCAAGGTAGCGCCATCAACATAGAATTCAATATCGTCTCTAACATTTGACCAATACAAAGCACTATTGATATCGTCTTCGTAGAATGGATTGTATGGGTTAACTGAAGTAGTTGTCTTATAGTTAACCGCATCCCCTGAGTGAATATATTCATTTGTTGCTTGTGCAGAATACCAAGAAGCTTCGTTTGTAATCTCAAGGCTTGATCTATCTGGGAGATAATCTAGGGGGATTAATTTATTCCAAATTAAAACACCGACATCTAAATCAATAGAGCCAAATGTATCTTTAATTGAAGTAGCTGCAACATTATATGTTTGGTTGGCAACCTTATAATTTGAAGTAACACTTTTGTTACCAAATGTTAAGTACTCAAAGATACCTCTATTAAAACCACTTGTGTTGGCTGCTGAAGTACCACTGGTATTATCTACATCCTCTAGAACCCACTCTGTTGGTTCAATTCTAAAGACTGTTATCAGAGAAGCTAGATTAATTGTTACAGAAGGACCACCACCTGGGGTGTATGTAAACGACTTAGATACTGTAGGATCAAATGTATATGCTGCTCTGTTGATAATAATACAATAACGATTGTTTCCATCTACATCTAAATAGTGGAAATAAAGATTGTCTGGATTAAAGTTAGTGGCTCCCCCAGTAAGGAATGTACTGGGTGGAGTCACATAATTAACTGGTAGATAGGTGCCAATACTGGCCCCATCTTTTGTATAGTTTACTTGTACCAAAGGAGGTCTTTTTTCGATAGACTTCTCAAGCGATACCAAGCAATTATCAATATTCTCTGCTTCACTTATTAATCTTTTCGTAGGAGCTTGTCGTCCTACGCCACCACTTAGCGTATTGATTGGAAGTCTAGTAAACATTAAAACCTCGTTCTGGTAAAGTACGGATCATTACTAAGGATGCCGCGTCTGTCAACAGCCGCACTAGTTCCTGCATCCCCATAGAATATTGATCTATTTTTCTTAAAGATATCTGAAGCACGTCCTCGGGCAATATGATATTGTTCACGCACAGCCATGCGTTTATCTACATCTAAATCACCTTGGGTAATAAGTTGGTATTCTCTGGCCGCAGATTCCATAATTCCTCTTTGTAAAGCTGAATCAATGTCATCCCAACCATAATAATCATTGGCATTGCCTAATGTAACTATTACTTCGACCTTCAACTCTTTTTCAAAAACTGGTGTCTGCTTGGTAATATTATACAGCACAGGTCCATTGTCTGCGGACTTAATTGTAGTTTGGATCACCTCCCCCGTCGTAGAATCAAACAATGGCTCCACGACCTGAGCGTAACAAGCATTTGACGGTAATGCAATGCAATTTGCAACGGAAGAACCATCAATAGTCTGAGTAGAAAGCTGAAGAGTAACAACATATCTATTATTAGCAATACCTCTCATTACCATAGCTTTGATTGTTTGATTTAAAATAAACTGAGCAACACTAGTGTCTACTCCAGAATCATTATTTAAATCAGAAATCAAGTGCTCTCCCGAGGACAACAGCATATGATTAATAGCATCAGTGTAACTGTATAGTCCCATTACTTAGTTCCTTTCTTCCCATAGGGAACCAGCTTGTTAAGAATTTCTTGGCGTTTCTGGCAACCACAACCTTCTGTTTTTTTGAAACCAAGTTTGTTAGCAACTTTAGCTACTGTATCGCCAAGACCTGTAGACCGTGAATTTGAAATTGGATTAAATGGTTTCATAACTCTCCTTGCGAAAAAAATACCTAGGGGGCCTTTCGACCCCCTAGGTACATTAGTTAGTTAGCACTAAATTAAACGGTATAGGTGCCTTGGATTGCGCCACAGAGTTCTGGGCGTAGAATACCAGCACCAGCCATGATGGAGCTTACAGTGAAGTAAGTACCACGACGGACATCCTTGACAGACTCAACCTTCATGCCCTGTAAACGTAGTGAACAGACAGCTGAACGTTGCCAAATAAGAGCCTTAACTGGATTAAAGACGTTACTAGTAGTTACTAGTCCTACATCACGACCGTTATTAAGAGCCGCATCATTTGGATTAGTGCCACCTGTAGTCCATCCGTGCCAGTTAAAATTATACTTTGCATCACCAAGATCGGTAATAACGCCAGTATTATTATTATTTAATAGGCGGCCGTTTGTTTGTAAAGCACTTCGTGAAATATTAGCAGTTGATGAAATACTGCTAGTAATATCTGTAACAGTACCAGATGAAACAATAACGTGATCAAGTTGAGCAAGGTGATTGCTCTTAACAATCTTAACACCCATGTAATCAAGTGATTCTTGAATACCAAACATACCATTAGCAAGTGGAGAACCAAGACCACCAGCTTCGGCTACACCACCGAAGAATGGACGACCAGCACCACCTAATAGCGAACCTGAATCACGAGCAATACCAAGAGCACGAATGTCATGGAAAGCTTGTGGAGTTACTGCACAATATACATCACCTAGAGTAGCATCAATTTCAGCTAGACGAACCATGTATCGTTCGATGTAATCTAGAAGTAAAAGGGCTGCATCGGTTCTTTCAGCTTGAGAAGCAGTACGAAGACCAAGAACGTTAAACTTAGCGTCTGGTGCAAGAACTACATTGCTGGAATTATTCATACCAGAGTATTCATCACCAAATGGCTCACGATTGTCAGCAAAAGCAGCCTTAGCAATCATGCAAGCAATTTGCTTATCACGAACATAGCTAAGTTGTAGACCAGCTTGACGGGCTAGTTCTGCACGATAATCCCATTGAGTAAGCATGAGATGAATATCGTCTAGTTCAAAGTAAGCGGCCATTGGACGCTCATCTAGTGAAATATCGAACCAACCTGGATTTTGAATGCTTGAATCACCAATAAGTTCAACACCAGCATTCCATTTACCGATATGACCAACAGTACCAGTTACTGGGAATCTTTTGGTTGTACCTGATTCAATGGTTTCGGTAGTAACTAGTGGTTCAAAAAGATTATATTGATCATAAGCATTGATTACTTCGCCAGACCAAATAGGAAGCCAATAGTTTGGATCGCTAGATGATTGAGCTGGAACTGAAGTAAAAGATGGAGCAGTACCACCCTTAGGCCATGCGCCAAGTTGAGTGGCGTTAGATTGAGCTGGATAACCTTGTGTTGGATAAAGTGGATTAACTTGAGTTGATTGACCTGGACCAAATGCCATATTTGTTTCTCCTTATATAGAAACTCTCTATTTATATTAAACTTTTAAACGAAGGAGAAACCCTTAATTATTCCGTGTCCTTGCGGATTATACGGAGTTAACGATTTCTGTAACCGTAACGAGATGAATTAACAACCATTGCTTCTACTGCTTGTCTGTAGTTGGCATCAACGCGATACCTTGGATCTCTTAGAGCAGCTTGTTGTTCAGCAAAGTCTTTAAACACCTGTGCGGCTTGTGGAACCTGTGAGGGATTGACCCGATTATCCATTGACCTAGGTTCCTGTGATGGGGTCTTTGGTGGGTTTTGTTGCTCAAAGCGTGCCTTAAGTCCCAGGAGGACATTCTTATAGGCATTACTTTGGAGAGCGCGATTAGTGGCTGCAACCTCTTCAGCTGTTAAGTTTTCTTGGGCCCATTTAAACATGCGCTTAAGATTGTCATTACCTCCGACAATTGCAGCAGCATCATCCCAAGATTGCTTAGCTAAAGCTTTACGACCTTTAATCATCTCATCAATAACCGCCTCATTAGCACCCATTTTATCCTGGATTTCTTTGCGAGTAGCAGCACTTACGGCACCTGTTGAGTCAATTTCCTTGCCCCAACGAAGCCAATCTTCTGCGCTAACCCGAGCCATAGATCCAGGCTGGGGAGTAGGAGGTGATGTAATTTTAAGATCCTCAGGAATGCCTGAGAGATCCTCGACTGGTTCAGGCATAGCCTGAGCAACTGGCTGTGAGTCCACATAATTGGGATTGGTCACGCCATTTTGATTATATTGCTTCTTTAAGGAA